GCAACTCCTGTTTCAAAATGGGTTGCTCAACATATAAAAAACTTGATTTAGAATGTGTTATTATATATAAGGCGGTACTATGGCTGATATTATAGTTGATCCTGACTGGCTCGCTGAGCAGATGGGTGATAAAGCAGGAGAGTTTCTAGAATGCATGCGTATTGTTCAGGATATCATTGATCATCCTGACTCTTACCTCGGATACCAGGCGTTAAAATACGCTAATATCCTTGCTGCATATAGAACCATGATGATTGTTAAATCACAGGCGTTTAAACGTAAGTCCAGCATGATGAACGAACAAGATAAACTTGTTAATGATGTTTGGAAGACTATGTATGAAGCTCTTGTGGAAAACATCAACGTGTTGAAGATAATCGGAAAGGGTAATAACTGATGAAGTCACTTAGTGCGCTACGGTCGCCAAAAGAAGAATCAACGCCCAGGAATGATGGGCCTGACAAAACAAACGAAGAGATAGAAAGCGATCTAATTCAAAAGATTGATCTGTCCTTTGTTAGTAGGAATGATAAGCAGTTCAAGAAAGTTGGTGGTTTCCACCCTAGTTATACAAATCAGTGCGCTAGGTATTGGTACTACTTATTTGAGGGCATAGAGATGGAGACATCGTTTAGTCCTCAGACATATCGTATCTTTGATAACGGTCATGCTGTTCACGAAAGAATTTATAGTTACTTTAGAGATATGGGGATCTTGGTTGCTGAGGAGATTCCAGTAACACATGATGATCCGCCCATTGAGGGTACTGCTGATGGAATTATTGATTTCTACGGCAACAAGCTGATTGAGTTAAAATCAATTTCCAACGAAGGTTTTGAATACAGAAGAATTTATAAAAAGCCAAAAGACGATCACTTTAGGCAAGCACAAATTTATATGCGCTGCCTAGATCTGGATCAGGCGTTTGTTATTTATGAGAACAAGAATAACCAACAAATATTGCCCATCCTGATTGATCGTGACGATGCTTTTATTGATAAGCTCTTCAATAAGTATAGGAAGTTCTATAAGAACTTCACAGAGGGTACAATACCAGATCAACCTTACAAAATGACATCAAAAAATTGTAGTAATTGTGATCTGTACTCTCATTGCTGGTCTGGTGTCAATGGGAACAAGAAAGAGGAATACGAGCCTTTTTAAAGAGCGCGAATGTTCTAACCCTGAGTGTTCTAAAAAATTTATTCCAAAAACATACAACGGTGTCTACTGCTCAGTAGAGTGCCGTAAATTTGCTACCAATAAAAAACTTTTAGAAAAATACTACATCAACAAGGAGAATAAGACAAAAAAAAGAATCTGTGCGACTCCTTCTTGTTCAACAGTGCTGTCCAGATACAATAAAGAAAAAATCTGTGAGCAATGTAAAACAGAAAGATATATAGCTCGATTAGTCTCGTGGGGATGGGATGAAAAGAAGCTGAGGGAGGAGATGCAGTGACTATATCATCACTAATTTCCACCATGCGAAATGGTAGGATACTTGCAATAGACCCAGCAACACACTCGCTAGCCTGGGCTGTGATCGATGTAAATGAAGATTCTTTAGAGCTCATTGACTTTGGTAAGATTAGTCTAGATAAGATACCAGAGATGTCAAATAAGTTTTCTAAAATAAAAAAAGAGATACCTGAGATCTGCGAGAAGTATAAGCCAGAAATTGGCGTTATAGAGCAGTCGGTATATATTCAAAACTTTCAAGCCAGCAGGGTGTTATCTTATATCATAGGTTTTACATGGGGTGAGCTAGATGACCACTGTAAGTATGTTACTGATGTTAATCCTCTTACATGGAAGTCTGGCATCGGCTATAAAAATTTGACTAAGAAAGACATTAAGGAATTAAAAGACAAGTATGGTAGCAGAGGAATACAGAGGCGACTCAATGATGAAAGAAAAAGCAGGGTTCGTAAAATTCTTTTGGAATACTTCACTGATCTTGAGCTTGATGGTATTGATAGCGACATTTCGGATGCTATTGGCATCGGTTTATGGTATGGTATAAAGCATGGCTCATGAACCGTACAAGGATAAAGAGTTTTTATATGAGATGTATGTCAAAAGACGTATGAATCTTACTGATATATGCAAGCATCTGGAAAAAAGTTATAACATTACCGTAACTCCGCAGGCTTTGTATAACTGGGTTAAAAAGTATGATCTTTTGAAGTATCGTGGTAAAGGTCGTAATCTAAAGAATACAGCGATGCGTCGGCCAAAGTCTCCGATGCAGGAGATGGTGGAAAGAAAGCGTCGTGAGATGCGTAAAATGAATAGCATGAAAAAGAAAGGTCGAAAGTCAAAATGAGGAGAAATGTATCGATTAGAGACATCACTACATTTGCTCAGTTAGATATGGTGTACAACCAGGTTAGAGTTATTGAGGCAAAGCAGAATAATACACAGTATAAATGTCTTGGTTCTGGTGAGTGCTGTAAAATTGGTCTAACAATACCGATGCTTGAGTGCGCAAATATTGCATTTAATCTTCGGCATGAATACTATTTAAAACTTGAATCAGAAGGAGAAGATGCTGCTGTTGCATGGCTGGACAGTGTTATCTCAGATCTGAAGAATGCTATGCATGATGATGACTGGAAGCCTGGTGGTGAAACAACTAGGCACTGTGCTTTCTATAAAGGTGGATGCACTATCTATCGCTTTAGGCCGCTTGTTTGCCGTTCTTTTGGGACAATTACAACAGTAGATGATTTCTGCCCAAGAATTAGAAATGAAAATGGGGCGATAGACCATTTTGCTGGGCCAGCGGTGGAGAAGGTTGTAAAGGAATATCAGGATCTTGTAAAGCACTACGGATCTGATAAAGACCAGAACTATGACCTGACAGTGTATATGCCTCTCGGTGTGCTTAGTTTCTTGTTGTCAACTGAAGAGCTTATTGAGTTAAGAGAAAATACTGATGATAAGTTTTGGACTGGTGTGATGGGTTGGTTTAACTACCGTGTTGAGTTCATCAGATCTCACGGTTATAGTTTAGATTTTTTAAAACAGGAGGCAGAAGCAGTAGGCATACCTATTTCTTTTAAATCGTAAAGTGATTGACTATAGTTTTAGTGCATTAAATTTAACAAATGAAGAAGTCTTATCTTTAAATGAAGATCAAGCATTAAAAAGATTGGATGCTTTAATACAAGAAGCATACGACATATACAATTTTGGCATAGAAGAATACATTACTAAAGATAAAAAAAAGAGATCATACACGTTTGCTCTATTTTCTGGCGGTAGCGATTCTACAATATTGTTGTATCTTTTTAAAGACATAGCCGACTACGCCCTTCATATTAGAACCGGTATTGGTCTAGATGAAACATATGAGTACGTTGTTGACACATGTAATAAATTTAATATTCCAATAAAAACATATTCTCCTGATGAGCAGAATACTTATGAAAACTTAATTAAAGTCTATGGCTTCCCAGGTCCAAGCCAGCATTTTTTGATGTATCAAAGATTGAAGGAAAGATCACTCAGAAAAGCCGTCAAGGAAAATAATATACCTAAAAAAGAACGAATAGTTTTTCTTAGCGGTAAAAGAAGGGATGAATCGGTACGAAGAATGCTGTCTCCTGAATTCGAGAGAAATAGATCTGTTGTTTGGATATCACCGATTGTTAACTGGACCAAGGCTGACATCAATTTATTTAGAAAGTTAAATCCAGATATACCAAGGAGTTTTGTTTCGGATATGATTCATATGTCTGGTGAGTGCTTGTGTGGTGCTTTTGCAAAAGTTGGTGAACGAGAACAACTCAAATTGTTCTTCCCCGAGTTTGATCAAAGGTTATCTGCATTAGAGAATATGGTAAATGAAGAGTCAGAGTGTCCACTAGAAAGAAGGGTTTGGGGCTGGGGTGTTGGTAGAAAGAATAGGAAAAGGAATAAAAAAATTGGTGATTTGTGCTCAACTTGCGAGTACAATAATGATGATAATAAATATTAATAGTGTCAATAATCGAAACAATTTCTGCTATGATATCTGTGGAAAGGAGGATCGATGGGCATTAGTGTTGAAAAGGTTGCTGAGACCGAAGTTCTTGTAGCGGATTTTGGTTCTAAGCAACTTTATAGGATTGTAGAAACGAATGAAGACAGTGAACTGGAGAGCACTAGCGAATCTGAAAGCTGACGGCTATTCATACGCTTCTTCTAATTTATCATCAAGGCTAAGAGACTTAGGTGCTCTTAGCCTTGATGACTTTTATAATACAAATGTAAAAGCAGTAACATTTTCTGATTTTGGTGAGATGATTCTCCTACCCGTCAAGGATTCCTCAGATATCCTCATCAACAACTGTCTACCGCCAGAGTATTCTTTTGATGCAGAGTACGTAGTGGGCTTTACCTATTGGGAAACAACACAGTTGCCTAATAAGTGGGTAAACTACATGAATCGCTGTGACGAGGTATGGACAACATCTCGCTGGGCAAAAGATGTCTTCATTTCCAGCGGGGTCAAGGTTCCCGTGTTTGCTTTTGATTTAGGGATAAACACAGAGGCTTTTAAGTACAACAGAAAGCC